TTAAAAGGTGTCTCGCGTGCAGTTTGCTCATTGCTTGCTTGCCTTGAACCACCCTCATCGCTTCTTAAAGTAGCGCTTTGCGAACCAGTTTCGGTAGGAGGACCAAACTCAAGAACATTAGTGTTCAAGTTAGGTTGCGCTCCCATACCAGAAGCATTGTATTGTCTGTTACTCATAAAGGACTCTCCATTCAATAGTTATGTCCTAAACAAATGCTCAAGGTGTCCCACGAACATTGTTCAAACCAATGGTATCAGTAACCGGAACATTACTAGGTATTTGCCTAAGCCACCAATCAAACGTCCACGTATCATCAACTTCTTGCACATACTCAGGAATAAACGCATACTTACGCATCTGATTAGCCAAAGCAAGTGCCATAACACGATCATCATGCGGGCTACCAGACATAGTACCCCTATCATTACGAGTAAAAGTTCTTAACTCCTGCAACGTAAACTCGTCATGCAACACTAATTCTTCGTTTTTTAACGCCATACCAAGATCATCAATCATCAAAGGTTTAGACGTACGCGTAGTTTTCCACCCAAACTCCTGAGACATCTTATTAGTCTCATTATTCAACGACCGCCTACGAAAAAGATTAGGATACCCCAACTGTCTTAACTGTGTAATCGTAGTTAAACCATGATTATTAGACTCAACGCAACACAAAGCATTCCCATACCAAATACCAATGTTATGAACCTCATACGCTAACTCGTCAGGAGGTATACGGCCATGCCAAACCGCTACCTGCTCACCATTTTTAGCGTCAATAACCTGAACACAAGAATAATCACCATGACCTAACCCCTCAGCGGTATCAACCCCTAACGTATACCCACTCCAACGCTCAGGCGGAGTCCAAACAGTTAAACTCATTTTCTAAACTCTAAAACTTTTGGTTGAAGTTCGTGTAAATAACCTGTTTCACCGCGTCTAATATACTTAGACATACCATCCAAAACGTCAAGATCAAAGACAGGATTACCAGAACGAACAAACGCTTCTTCGGGACTGGTCGGATACTCCTGTGCAAGTTGCCACGGCAACATAGACTGTTTCTTCGACTCATACCAAGACTCATCCCTATCCTCCGAAGCAGACCACGGAAAAAACATAGCATCAAAACGGTTATTGCCAGTTACAGCACCATTCCAAAGATGATGAAAGAAATTCCCAGACCCATTAGCAGTAGACAACCCGATAATCCGACCGCCAACATCAGCCACTGGCTCGATAGAAGCCCATGCTTCCTCAGGGTTAGGAAGGAACGCCCATTCGTCAACCACAACCAACGAAGCCGACTCACCACGAGCAGGATCGGATGCTGAAGGCATTGAAGTAACCTGTGAACCATTAGAAAACACCATCCTTTGCTGATGCTCAACCTGCTGAGTAGGACCACGCTCCAACATCCAATTAGGCAAATGCTTAAACCCATATTTAGTTTTACGCAGCAACAAAACCGCTTCACGTTCTGTACGCGACAAATCAATAATGTTCTGATCTTCCCTAAAAAAAGCCAACCAAAACTGGTGAGCCGCTATAAGAGTCGTCCAACCAATCTGACGAGCCTTTAAGGTAAGACTGTAACGGTTGTCACCCCATCTTTGTAAGGCTTGCTCTTGTGCGTCCCGTAAATTAAAAAGGATACGACCATGAGCAGGATGAGCGATATGCCAATACTTACGTAAGAAATACGACTCATCTTTTTGACACTTTCTCCACTCTGCTTCCTGCTTTAACTCTGATACACGTGCCATAAATTATCCGGGATGATTGTTAATAAACTGCTCATACTTTTCAGGCGAATCTAACACTATTGTAGTGTAAGAATACTTAGCGTTATCATCACCTTTTCCAAGAGTAACAGTAATTGCCCCTATCAAAGTACCAACAGCCACCAACAAACCCGTAATAGCCGTAATGATCTTAACTGCGCTCATTAACCCGCCTCTACAAAAATACACTCACCCGGACATTCCTCAGCAGCCTCAATAACAGCCTCCGCTAAATCGTCAGGAACGTTTACAGAATCCGCCATCTTATGAGTAGGTTCTTTAGGAGTTTCAGACCCCGCTTCTTTAACATAAAAAAGCCCATCATCATGTCCGTGAAAAATGCTTGGACAAATTTCCTCACACAACCCATCTCCCGTACATAAATCTTGGTCAATCCATACCTTCATCTAACCAAACCACTCTTGTAACATCCGCGCTAACACCCCAACCACTAATGTTGTAGACAATATAAGGCACACCATTATCGCCGCTGCAAGATAATCGTCTATCCCGCCCTTCTTTAACCGCACGCCTCGCACTCCTCTGGAGTTTCCAATCCACAAGCCAATTCTTCATCATCATCCAAACCATCGAGAACTTCCCAAGCCTCAACAGAAAAACCACCCACGCTCACTTACGTTTTTTGGAATTAGTAACTTTCTTACCTGTGCGCTTAGAAGCAGCCTTAGCCGCAGCACGCCCCTTAGTAGTATACGAATAATGTTTTTTACCAACTTTAGGCATCTTTAACCATCCTTAAATTAATTACCTCAGCCTCTAAAGCCTCAGCAAGTTCCTCATCTGAATAGCCTTCAATGTCCCGCTCATCATCTACAACAACTTTTCGCTTAGGAGTAAACTTGTCAATATACTGCAAATACAAAGAAGCAGCCTTCACATCGCCATCGGAAGCCCTCTGCCAGAGCGAATCGATTACGCTCTGCACCCTTTCAGGGTTGATGTTCAGTTCCGCTGCACGCCTATCCCATTCTTTAATAAAACGTGCGTCACGTTTTATGCGTCGAATCGAATCCTCGTGGATTTTATTTTCCGCAGCCCAGTCTCTTTGCGTACGCGGTTCACGTTCGTTTCCTTGTAGGAGCCAGTCCAGAAGTTTCTGCCAATTTTTTGGCATAACATGCTGTCCTGTTTCTTCGTCCCACTTCCAACCTTTTCCTCCACCGTTCTGTGGCATTTATTCATCCTTTGATTCCCAATTGTTAATAATGTTAGACAACAAATCGCTTGCCTCTTGAGGGTCAGCAAAGATGTCCAGCATCCGCCCATCCTGTATGACAGCCCATCTACGCGAGTATAAACCCGCTCCTAGAGGTACTGTCCTCTTTTCTATTACGACTGAAGTTTTCATATGTCATCTATTGTATGCGATAAGTGTCCCATTCGGGCATTCATAATAAAGATAGCACTATCTGAACTACATATCAAAAACTTTGTAAAAGATCGGGACAAACTAACTATACTGTAGTACTAGTACTAAGTATCATCCTCAGCCACTCAGGCAGAGGATGGTACTAGAATCCTTACTAAAACCCTTCAGCGCATACAGCCACCAAGTATGAGAAATATATAACCGCAGGGGAGCCTATTGGTATCTATACATATACACGCGTGCAAGTACCGCCCCCCTCGGGGGGGTCGGGTGCGCGTGCGGGGCGGGCGCGCGTAGGCACGCGCTAGGGAAGCACCAAGTACCGCCATTTCTAGACGCATTCTGTACTGTTTCCACGTGTACACGCACACACACGGACGCAAATAAACGGACACGCGCCAGAACCTAGCAACCCTGCAGGTGCGGGGGTGTTGCCTCCGATTTGACATCCGGTTCGGACTACTGTATAGTTTCATTTGTGGACGCAGATGACGTTTACAGAAGGAGAAATAAAATGACAACAGTAAGAGATGAACAAAGGGAAAGGGCTTTTCAGTTATATCCTAAAAATTTCGCTCTTAGTTTAGTTAGGGATGGAATTATTTCTGATGATGAAATGGTTTTACTTTTAGTTAAGGCTATGTCTGATGAGGATGTTAGACAGGCTCTTGATGTTAATGAACTTAGCCCTAGGTTTATATAATCGAAACACCCGTAAGGGTGTCTAGTCGGGTTCACCGCCGGCTACTGATGAGATAGGTGTATAAGGAGAAACGAAATGAATGAAACTAGAGAGAATATGGTAGTGCAGGATAATTGGGTTGGCATGGAAGCATTCTTTAAAAGAGGAATTGCTCAGCGTAGTTTTACTGGAGATTATGACGGTGATGATGGCGTACTTGAGTCTTACCGTGAACTTGTGATTTGTAATTTTTTGAATGGTGATACTACATTTAAAGGTAAGAATATAGAGGAGACTTTTGAAGGTCTTGGTCATAAGATTGTGCCTATAAGTGAGTGACGCTTACGTGTCGAAACACCCTGCGGGGTGTCTGTGTGGATTAGTCACCACACCT